CACTCCATGACGTCTGACCGTCCTTCCTTGCGCGTCTATCGCCAACCAATCCTCAAAGGTTGGTTAGGAGCGGCTAGATACTGACCTATGCCAGTGGCAGCCGCGTTGGCTATCCTATGACCCATGTTACTAGCAACTTGCCCCAAGGTGCTCGTCCATCCTGGATGCTTGGCATCCAAATAACCCAGCACCGATTCATAGAATCCAGGTGGGGTGATTTGCTTCGGGACAGGCTGGACAAATCCCAGGGTCGCCTTAGGCTTCCATTCTATAACCTGGATAAACTCGATGAATAATGGGCTAGTCAGGGGATCAATTCCCGTCCAAGCGAACCCAGACAGTGTTGATCCCATGCGCAGCCCCTCAACCGAGACCGAGGTTGCAGAGGAAGCAGCTACACCAACGTTGAAGGGAGCTTCGCGGTCGGTCTTCCATATGCGACTACGTTCAGAGGGTCGCGACACGATTTCTCGCGTCTCGATTCCAAACCGCTCAGTCTTGCTGGCAAGAATGAAGGCTTCACTCACACTAATCGGGTTTGTTGAGTCACCCTCGATGAGTACTTCGGCTGGCAAATCTTCAAGATATGCCAAATTGCCTGCAGCGGAAAGAGCAGGTCCAGAATACGTGATTCGCATACAAGCGGAGATCACTCTGAACTGGGAGCAGCTAGCGGAGTCAATAAAGCCTCCAGCCCCTACCTGGATAAATTCACCAGAATTATCGTAATAATTGGTGGTTCCCAGGGGGGCAGCGATACTGTTGGTCGGCGAGTCTGATGCAGCATTGTCAGAGTAGACAAAAGCATTACCATGGGTGTCATAAATGGTGGCCAGGAAAGGGTCCCAAAGGACCATTCCATGTCCACCAGATGTGTCATCAACGGTAAAGGTGGTCTTAAACCGCTGCACAAAACCTTCTGAGCTTCCATAGAAGCCCGGGACCAACGTTGAACTACATGGATCAGCGACCATGCGCGCGTATTTGGCGATCATACCATCACCTTTAGCCCTAGTGTTTCTCTGTCGACGTCGGGCAGGGCGTCTATTGCGTGCATTTCTTTGTCTTTTCACCATTTGCACTAAACTTAGATTTAAATTATTTCCCGCGGCGCAATAATTATGAGCTAAGTGAAGTGCGACACAACACGCGAACCCTGCCTCCGTCATTAACCAACCAAGCAACATGTGCAAAACGAGGTTGAGAAGGCTGTGGTAATAGTATGATTCTACAAATCCGAATAAGAGACTAAAGAACCAAGGACATGACCACCGTAAGCACTCTTCCATGAGCACACCCGACAGCATTTCATATTCACCTGTTGCGTTTTCATTGCTTTCAACAAGGTGGTTTTCAATATGAACTTCGGGGCCCCAGTCTTTCTTGATCATGATATCAGCAGCAGCACAATCAAGTTTGATGGGGAAACCTCTAGAAAGGTTAGCTTCAAGTTCGTCAAGTTCCACGGGTGAGATTCCGTAGACCCTTCCGAACCAGTGATATGTTTCGTCGTCACACTCAATTATTGAATCGGTATACTCATTGTATTCTTCCCTAATAGCATCAACAAAAGGAAAGTAGCGATAATACAACGGATGTCTATACATTCCACGTAACCCTGGCAACCAGCTCATGTTACGGGATAGACCTTTCAATATCCCTACAAATTGACGTTTGACATCATCAGGCTTGTAATTGGTATTCTTGCAAAAGAACGTCTTGGCCAGCATCTTACCGGGTTTAGGGGTTAAAACCAGACCGTTTGCAGTAGGAATGAAATAGCTGGAGCAGAATTCAACATTGTCGAAATCCACGAAACGCAGCTTACTGATCATACCCAAACGATCAAACCGGTGTTTGATGTTGGCCAATGTCTCTTCATTTGCGGTCTTAGGGAGAAACAATACTGAATCATCACCTTTGACCAAGATTCTGGTCTTAGAACAACCAATGGCATACGATGTCAAAATTAAAGTTAGTAGGGAGTTGCCACCCAGCGTTTCGGAACGTCCGGAACATCTCAGAGCGCGGCAAACATAATACCCATTCTTAGGTAAATCCACTTTGATGTGGTGTTTGTCCAAGCGCATCATATCACCCACGAGCTTAGGTAAGCCGAACAATTCAAAAGCTTTAATCAAAATTTCCAAGCATTCTCCATTTTGCGTGGAGTCAAACCTGGAAAAATCACAGTCTGCGAGTTTCCGTCCAACACGATTTTCCTCCATAAAGGACCCTATGGCCAGGCTATCAGCATGTAGAGGAAAACAAACTCCATAATTCTCTAGCTCTTCACTCAGCTGTTCGAGAATTGGTATCATCCAGCGACCCACGGTGTAATTCAACACCACGTTGCTGGCTATGATAGGACGAGGAGCTTTAGGTTTGGGATAAAACTCAGACTTCATGAATAAGCTTGACTTGTTCATGAGCTTGTCAGGCATATGCTCACAGTAAGCATCAGCATACTCCTTGCGTAGTCTAGCTTCCTTTTTCGCCGGAAAACGCGTGACCCACTGTTCAAAGCTTAAAGGCTGAATATCCATGACCTTCGCTATCTCATAAAAATAGTAAGGAAATTTCACTTCAGCCCAAACTGATGGGTCACATTCGCGTTCAACTAGAACTTTGTCAACAACGCAAGTATGTATGTTGTGGGGACATCGTCGGGGGATGCAAGGCAGGTGAGAAGGGTGATAGACCATTGGATAGGCTCTAACCCCAGCTTCGCATGACCTTTCTTTATAGCCGCGTGGAGGGACGTATTTGAGAGTCTTGTAGCTATCAAGATTCTCAGATGGTCCCTTGCAACAATAATCCATTAACTTAAGCATGCTTAAGGGGAGTATTGGGCCTCGAGCGCTAAGCCCGGGAAGGTTGCGATTGCGTGAGATGAGCCAGAACAACTCAGCCACTGCCGGTATCATACCATGAGGCGTAATGAGGAAACAAACAACACGCAGGAGAGTCAAAATCTCCATTGAGTTGCATTTGAAGTAAAGAGAAACTCCATGAAAGACAAATAAGTCCATCATGGCCAATCGCCAGTCAAACCACGCTGCAACAACAGCAAACCACAAGAAGAACTCTAGCCAATAAGCGCGATTTTGCAGCTTAAGAGCGAGTCTCCAATTGTGTTCGGCGGCTTTCGCGACAAAGCGATCGGTCACCCTAAACAGATTAGGCATAACTTCTTCATAATACCTAGAAGCCCCACTAATGACTGATATAGGGTCAATGTCATGACCATCAGCTCTAGCCTCAATGATGCCACGTCTGACCCTGCCCAAAAAGGCAGAATATTCCTTGGCTTCAATCGGCTTATGTGGGTGGTAGGCATCAGAGTAGATAGTTTCAATCACCCTGGAAAGGGGAGTGCTTACCTCTTCTACTTCAACTTTCTCCTCAACTATCGGCTCAGGTTTCTCCTTTAGAGCGACGATTTCTGTAGAGGCAACAAATCGTATAACTACGACGTCTTCAAATTCTCTCTCCATTTCCCATGCCAGGGTACCTTCATCACACACAAAGCCTTCTTCATCAAGCCAGGCCATATCGCCGTGTGTGTACCATTGCATGTTTCCCTTGGCTCTCGCGCGTACTATACCATCGCTCTTTTCGTATTCCATCTCGCCATTCATCAGCTCACCAAACGAATTCGGATAGCGATGCAGAACGGCGTAGTGAATCGGAAGCTTCTGACGAAGCAAACCGAGCAACAGATGGTAAGGCTCAACGTAATAAAGCGAGTGTACGGACATGGAAGCGACAAAGGGGTGGCATCGGCAATCTTCCCACTTGTGTCGGCAATAACGATCACCACGCAGTGCGAAACTACGCGTGAGATCCTTCACTTCAAAATTAGGCACACAGGAGTGTATATACTTCCTGCCCAATGAATGGTGCCTGTTGACTGACCCTCCGATATCACAAATCTTACCACAATAAATGCCAGCGTTAGCCAACTCACGAAACAAGCACGTGATAGCAAACGCTTCGGCTATGGAACGAAATGCTGCACAGAGGGGGTGCCTGTTGTATGTTCCAGGATCCACCAGTGATTTCAGCGTCACAAGAGGGTGATATTTAGCGATGATTGAAGCCGTATATTCCGAGTGTTCGTTACTCTTGGGAATATAATACTTGACTTCATCACCAAACCAATCTTCCACACCGTCTTTGTTTTTGGGAAACCTAACCTGCTTAATGGCGGGAAAGGAGTTAGATTTGGCGGGCTTATCAGCCCTATCAGCCTTTGGGGCTTTCCCAACCGAAGTTGGAGGCTTCGCAGTATGTCGCTTCGCCTTAGCGGCCTTATGCTCAGGTGAGCTAGACCTGGAACTCTTCGAGCTCCGTGGTACAGAAACCTTCTCAGGGGTTTCTGAGGGTGCCGGGTCTTTTGCCTCCCAGAGCTCCTTCTTCTCTTCCTCCAATTTAGAAGGTTTAGGAGAAGGCTTAGGAGAGGGAGGTGGGACCTGTTCTGACGGATCAAAACTCATCTCTTACGCTGTTCTAACGGTGTATCGTAGAATTTCTCAACTTGGGAGACTAGGACTTAGGTCAAATTTATACGGTTGACC